TATGCACGTAGCAATGCGGCTAGCATATGCACGTAGCAATGCGGCTAGCATATGCGTCGTGTATGCCAAACATTAGAAACAAAGAAACAAACAAAGAAACAAAGAGCGCAGACGGCCCCCATTGTGGAAAACCTTAACCTGCACATTGTTGATAACCTGTTGATAACCTGTGGACAAGTAAGGTCTGGTTGAGGTTGCAAGGAAGTGTAGGGTGGTCTCGAGTCCTCGGGTTCGGCTCTGAAAGGGGAGGCCATGCCAGTCACCGACGTGTCCCAGATCCTACCCATGCCCTTATCGGGCTCTGGTTCGTCTGTGATACGATGATGGAGCCATGCGCCCGAGTGTTGCTCGCTGCCCATGGCGTCGCCGCTCCTGTTGGGATCGGCTCGGAGCGACGGGGCCGCAGTGGACGCGCCGTGGCCCTTCTCCCTCTAAAGCAAAACCCCCACCGGGCTGTCCCGATGGGGGTTCTTTCGTTTGGCCCTACATGGCGTCCAGATAGGCCTTCACGGCCTTTTCGGTGGGGTGGAGGACAACCACAGCGGGGTCGCCCTCCTCGGGGCACTCTAGGCCGTCTGGGCCGCTCGCGCGGTAGCCGATGGTCTCGCCCGTGAGGATGTCGGGGACTGGCTCGATCAGGTACCGTTTGCCGTTGGCGGCCTTGTACTTGGGGGAGGGCATTAGTCTCCTTGCCTGTCTCTAGTAACGGATGGACTTCGAGCTCGTGCGCGCCTTGTGCTTGGGCTTGGGTTCGTCGTGGTGGAAGCCCTCGTCGAGCGGGCGTCCCGCAAGGGTCGAGGCTCCCACCAGGCCCATCATCATGGCCCAGAGGGCGTCGCCGAGGTCTGTGCCGACCTTCGGGGCCTTGCCGGGAGACAGCAGCTCCATGGCCTTCAGGTCGGCTCGCGTCAGGTCCTCGTCGATCGCGTCGCATGTCATCTCGCACGAGTTGAATCGGCGGAATAGGTAGCCGACCGGGTGCGTGGCGGGCTCCGTCACGACGTAGGCCTCGCCTGGCTGGTCGGTGGCGAAGATCTCGATTGGCAGGCCGTCCACGTTGAAGCGCGGCTTTCGGGACTTGATGCCTGTGTGGTTGCACATGGTTTACCTCCTGGGATGATGATAGCGCGGCGGGCGGACATTTCCCGCCGCGCTGGGGTTCGGTTCGGTGAGCGGGGTCTAGCGCTCGTGCTTGATGAGCAGGTCAGTGAGCTCGTCCTGGTCCATCTCCGAGATTGACTCGTGGCCACTGCGCCAGATCTCGTCGACGATTGACTCGATGTCCCACTCGTCTGGGCTGAAGTTCACGGAAACGTAGTCGATGACCTCGCACTCAACGTCTCGCTTTGTCTTGGTCATGGTTGGTCCTTTCTGATGGGGCGGGCGACGGCCTGCCGCCCGCCTTCGGTTTCTAGTCGGTGAGGCCCAGGCGCTTGAGTTCGACGTCTTCGGTCTCGCGGATGGCCTGCACGGCCTCGAGGCGCTGGGCCTCGCGCTGCTCCCGGATCCGGGCGAGGTCTGCGGAGACTCGGGCGTCGTGGATCTCGGACGTCGCGTGGCAGATGGCGAGCATGAGGACGGCCAGGGCGATGAGCTTCAGGGCGCGCATTAGCGGTCCTCCAGATAGCGGTACTGGCCGATGGTCTTGCGGATGCGCATATAGGCCTGATTGCAAGCCCTGGCCTGAAGCTCAAGCAGCGACTCGCCGCAGAAGCCCATGCTCGCGGCGTGCCCGGGCGCGTTGTAGCGCTTGAGCTCAGAGGGCGTCATATAGCGGTGAGCAATGTCGTAGTTGGAGATGAGGGCGTTGCCGTTCGAGTAGTGGTACCAGTCGCCCGCGTTGTCGAGCAGAAGCGTCTCGAGCTCGGAGCCTTGCGGTAAGTCGTGGACGTGCTCCATGCCCTCGAGCATGTCGATTGCCTGGGCGGTAACGCCCTTGTCCCACTGGGAGCGGTCGTTGCGGTTGCGCAGTTTGGCGATGATGATATTCTTGTCCATGGTCATTTCCCTTCTGACTTGACCTTGCGGCCTCGGGGGTTCCAGCTCCGGGGCCGTGCTTGTTTAAATACAATTCCTACAGGTCGAACCAGTCGAAGCTCTCGCCCTCGTCAGGCTCGTACAGCGCTTCGGTCGCCTTGCCTGTCTTGGTGTCGAGCACGAAGCCCGTAAGGCCCCACTCGTACAGCTCCCACAAGGCTTCTACCGTTTCGGTCAAGTTGTTGGACTGCATGAGCGGCCCGCGCTCAGTCGCGCCCCTTGCGGACTTGAGCAGCCCGCGCTCATAAAGCTGGTAACGCATGGCTTCTCCCTTCGGTTAGGCGGCGAGGTCCGCCGCATAGATGGTCCTCTCGGCCTTGCTATTGGCGTGCAGCTTGACGAACTGCCCGCGCGGCCCTCGGCGGAGCTTAAGCGTCTGGCGCTTGACCGCCCCCGCCGCCTCCGTGCGCACTCGCACCTCGGAGGCCGTCGCATGCTCGATTGTGTAGACGACCTGGCCGCACTCGAGGCGCATGCCGTCCACGAACACGGCCACCGCGTCGGCCTCATCGCGCCTGGTCTCCTCGGCAAGCTCGACTAGCTCGCGCGCCGCGTCCAGGGTCGGGACCGTGTAGGCCTCGCCCTCGATGGTCACGATGTATCCGGCGTTCTCGACCGTGTAGCCAGTGCCGTCGGACGTGGTCACGTGCCACTCCTCCGGTGCCACCTGGTCGACCTTGCAGCGGGGGACCTCGAGCGCCTCGGGAGCCTCGGCGGCCTGCTCGACCGGAGCGGCCTGCTCGGCGCCTGGGGCCTCGAGGCCGTAACGGCCCCACCACGCGGCCCGGTTGGCCTCGCGGCGAGCTGCCTTCTCGGCTGCGCGCTCTGCGCGGCGCTGTTCCATGGCAGCGGCCTGCTCGGCGCGCATTGCAGCCCATGCGGCGGCGTTCTGTGCGTGGTTGCTGTGCCCTGCCATGTCATGCCTCCTTGCGTCGTCTCGTTGCGTGGCATCAGTGTTGCACAAGCGAACGTTAGCACTAACGACAACTAGAGTTCTGCATATAACCTACACAAACGAACGTTAGAGGTTACAATCGCTGTTATAATTGATTGACTATAAGGAGGTATAAAAATGCAGGTAAACGAGCTAATTGGCGCAATGCTTGACCGCTGCGACAAGTCACAGGAGGCCGTGAGCCTTGAGCTTGGCCGCGCCAAGTCTTGGGCGTCAGTCGTCAAGTCCAAGAAGCGCACACCATCGATTGCGACCGTGGCCGACGTGGCAGACGTGGCCGGATGCGACGTCTGTATCGTGGACCGCGAGACCGGCGCAGTCGTGGCCACTGTGACGCCTCCGCGCCGCGCTGCCGACTAGATACAGGCGAGCGCCGCGCCTCGGCAGATCGTAGGCGCTTCGAGCAAGGGGACCGCGCGGATATGCGCGCGATAAAACGCGCGTGTATGCGCGCGCGTATATACATGCGACGTGAGCGCGCGGCGTGAGCGCGCGGCGACTGCCCAGACCGCGAGGCCAGGGGGGGGAGGGGGTAAATTCACGAAACCCCGCCACCCGTACCCAGCGGCGCCCCCTGATTTTTTTACCGGTACGAAAAAATGAGACCCGCGTTACGGAACCGTTACTGAACGTGTTACGCAACGGGGGAGACCCGCGTGACCATGCCCGCCACGGAGGTGGCGCATGGAGAAGAAATGCGGTTGGTGCGGCCAGAAGTTCGAGTCTAAGACCAAGAGGGCCGTCTTTTGCAGCCAGAAGTGCAAGCAAGCGCACTATCGGGCGCGTAAAACAAAGATAGCCCTGCCAGAGCTGAACATGGAGGTTGTCGAGGGCGGCAAGAGCCTGGGGTCCAAGCACCTCGTTCTTGCGCTGTCCCAGATCAAGGGCGGCGTTGCGACGCTCGACGCCATGTCCCAGTGCGGCCCGAAGGAGTACAGGCTGCTGTGCGAGGTGCTTGCCGCCAACCTCGCGCAAGTGCTGGCGGAAGTGGGCCTGTAATGGGTCGCATGCCAGACGCGCACGCAATCAGGCGCACCAAGGACAAGGCGGTAATCATCCCCGAGACCGTAGAGGCCAGTTCCCTGACACCTCCCGAGACCGTCCTCGCCCACCCGCACATGGCCGAGCTGTGGTCCTCGCTCGTCGGCTCTGGAATAGCCTACGAGGAGCGCGACATACCGCTCATCGAGCAGCTGGTGTGGGACTTCGAGACGGTCGAGCAGTGCCGCGCCCGCGTCATGGGCGCTGACGGCCAGATGAAGCTGATGATCCCAGTTGGGGAGCCAGACCCCGACACGGGTGAGTACCTGAAGTTCATACCGAACCCCTATCTCAAGCAGATGCGTGAGGCCATGACGGAGGGCCTGAAGCTGGCCGACCAGCTGGGCCTATCCCCGATGGCCCGCGCCCGCCTGGGCCTCACGCAAGCAGCTGGCAAGGCCGCAACGCTATCCATCGCCGAGACCATCGACGCCCTCATGGAAAAGAGGGGACGATGAGTTACAGGACACCGTGCGGGCGCATGTCCGCAGAAGGGGAGCGGCAGGTAGAGCGGGCAAGGCTGTTCGCCGAGGGCTTCCTCACCTACGCGGGCGAGTCGGAGCTGTGCGGAGAGCCCTACGAGGTCTCCGACTGGCTGATGAAGAACATCTGGCGTCCCATCTTCGGCACGGGCACCATCGACAAGCGCACGGGCAGGTTCCGCCGCCGCTTCCGCCGCGTCCTCGTCGGCGTCCACCGAGGCTTCGGCAAATCGCAGCTCGCCGCCGTCATGGTGCTGACCATCGCCACCATGGAGCCGCTGCCCAACGGCCAGTACGGCATCGTCGCCGACTCCAAGGAGAACACGGTGATGGTCCAGAACTACATCAAGACCATCATCCGCGTCAACAGGCAGCTGTCCGAGGCGTGGCACATCTACAAGGACGTCATCAGGAACGACACCACGGGCCAGGAAATCCACGTTTACCCGTACAAGGAGGCCGCGCTCCAGGGCAAGCACTTCCACGTCCTCATCGGCGATGAGATTCACGTCTGGCGAGACGACGCCGTGTGGAAGGCTGGCGTCTCCGGTCAGGCGAAGATCTGGAACGCGCTCACCATCGGCATCACCACCGCAGGCGCGAGCCGCGACGGCTTCCTTTTCGAGCTGTACGGCAAGCTCAAGCGCGACAAGCACGCCTTCGTGTGCTGGCTCGGCATCACGGACGGCGACGACCCGAAGGACCGCAGCTGCTGGAAGAAGATTACGGCGGCTGGCCGCATCACCATGGAGGAGCTCGAGGAGCAGTACGAGTCCGACAAGATGGACGACGGACGCCCCGGCAAGGGCTTCGAGCGTTATTACCTGAACCGAACTCCTATGGACGAGGTTGAGGAGCCTTTCATGCGCCGAGCCGACGTCGAGTCCTGCACGCGCAAGGACGGTGAGCTGAACATGGACCAATGGTTCTGCGTCGGCGTGGACGGCGCTGTGAGGGGCGACACCCTGGCTGTCGTCGCCGCCCAGCGCACATCGGGGCAGGAATGGGCTTTCAAGGAGTGGTGCTGGGAGAAACCAGGCCCCATGGAGGTCTACGACTTGACCGAGGTGGCCGACGTGCTGCAACAGCTGGCCGTGCAGCGCGGCAACCCGATGATCGTCACCGACCCAGCCCGCATGCAGTTCCTCGTCAACTGGCTGGACCGCGAGCGCGGCATGGAGCTGGTCGAGATGCCCCAGCAGCCGTCCATCATGTGCCCCGCCTCGGAGCTGCTGGCCCGCACCATATCGACGCGCCATGCGGCCCTGTCGCAGACCCCCGTCCTCGCCCAGCACTGCATCAACGCGGTATCCAGCGAATCGAAGGCATACGGTCGCCGACTGGCCTCCGAGAAGGGACGCCACGGCCAGGGAACCAGGCGCATCGACGCCGCCGTCGCAGCGGCCATGGCCATGTACTCGTATGACAACAACGAGGACGAGACCCCCAGTGTGTGGAGTATCGACCTGTAGCGGGGGAGTGCCAGCCGACAATCTCCGCTGTGGGGCTTTTCCTCCTTTCACCCACGCCCGAGTGATCCCCCGCAGGTGACGCCTCTCCTGCGGGGGACGTCGGGGAGACCATGCCGCCTGTAGAGATTAAGGAGCGCCATGGGACTCTTGAACAAAATCTATAACGCAATCCACCCAACCTCTCCCGTGCCAGTCGCAGGCGGGCCCAACATCGACTTCATGGAGGTCCGCGAGGGCGGCAAGGTAATTCGCTACGAGCGCGGCAACCACCGCGAGGCCTACTACGGAAACGCCTACCGCGCTTGCGCGCTTGCCAAGGCGAGGCCGCTTGCGTCCCTGCCCGTCCACGTCTACGAGCGCAAGGGCGGCGTGAGGGTCGAGGCTGGCGGCTACACCGCCAAGGACCTCTCAAGGCTTCTCAGGACCCGTTGGAACCCGTTCATGACGGCCCAGGAGGGCTTTCGCTGGATGGACATGACCAAGGACGCCAAGGGCAACGCCTTCGCCCGCGTCGAGTGGTCCGGGCCTCGTATCGTCGCCATCTGGCCGCTCTCGGGCGAACCTGAGGTCCGCATGACCCCCGATGGCGGTGTTGTCTTCAAGTACGCTGGTGACAAGTTCACGCCAGCTGGCAACTACCTGTCCCGCGAGATCGTGTGGGTGAAGTCCCCAATCCTCGACGACGATGGCCTCATGGGAGTCAGCCTCGCCCAGCTTGCGGCCCGCGAGCTGGGGTTGTCCATCGACATCGAGGAGTTCTACTCGAAGCTCATCACCAACGGCAACCACTTTCCCGGCTGGCTCGAGACGGACCAGAAGATGGACGAGCAGGGCATGGATCTGTTGAGGAAGCAGCTCGACGACGGCTCCGGCATCGTCAACGCTGGCAAGCTGCGCGTCTTCGACCGTGGCATGAGGTACCACAGCACGGGCTACACGATGGTCGATATGAGCCTCGTGGAGCAGGAGAAGTGGATCCTGCAACAGACCTGCCGCACCCTGTCCGTGCCGCCGCAGGAGGTCTTCGACCTGTCCAACGCGACGTACAGCAACATCGAGCAGGGTGCCCTCAACTTCGCCAACAAGACCCTCGTGCCTGAGTGTGCAGAGATCGAGCGCGCGTTCTCATGCGTCCTGTGGGACGCGGGCATCGAGAACGCCTACGTGCAGTTCGACCTCAACGGCCTTCTACGCGGCAACTACAAGGACCGCATGGAGGGCTACCGCATCGGCCTCTACAGCGGCTTCTACTGCCCCAACGACATCCGCGCAAAGGAGGACATGCCCCCCTACGAGGGAGGCGAGCTGTTCCTGCGCCCGACCGCCTACGCGACGGTGGACCCCGCTAGTGGCGAGGCCGTGTACCCGACCTCCGAGGCCCGGCATGGCACGGGCGGCTCGGGCGAGGACCCGGACGGCGGCGCTCTGAACGCTATCCACGAGGACATGCGCGCCCGCATCGCAGAGCGTTTGAGGGACGGCGGGGACTCCGAGAAGTTCAGGGACTTCGCCACGCGCGTCCTGACCCCGTATGCCAACGCCTGCACCATGGCCCGCATCAAATACGACATCAAAGCCGACATTGAGGAGATAGTCGCAAATGAAGGACATTAACGTTTTCGGCCCCATCGGCGACTTCTGGGACGACGCGGCCACGACCGCATCCGACTTCGCAGCACAGCTCAAGGAGGCTGGCGGAGACGACGTGACGGTCCACATCAACTCGGGCGGCGGCGACGTGTTCGACGCCAACACCATGGCCGAGACCCTGCGCGCCTACAAGGGCCGCACCACCGCGTCCATCGAGGGGCTTGCCGCCTCCGCAGCGTCCTACTTCGCGCTGACCGCAGACGAGGTTGTCATCGGCCCGTCCGCGCTGCTCATGATCCACAACCCCTATACCTGCTGCCGTGGCGAGGCCTCCGACATGCGCAAGACCGCAGACCTGTTGGACAAGCTGCGCGGCACCATCTCCGCCCAGTACGTCAAGAAGACGGGCATGGAGCTCTCCGAGGTGGAGGCCCTTATGGACGAGGAGACCTGGTTCACCGCCGAGGAGGCCGTCGAGCGCGGGTTCGCGGACCGCATGAGCGACGCGGACCCCGTCGCCGCCTGCATCGACGAGAAGATGCTCGGCAAGTTCAAACACGCCCCGGAGGGCATCGCAAACGCGGTCGAGGAGCCTGCGGGGGAGGTAGAGCCGACCATGCCCCCCAGCACAGGCGAACCTGCCACGGAGGCCGTGGTGGATGAGGCGGGGGCCGCTTCGCGCGTCGTGTGCGTGAACGGTGCCTTCCTAAAGGTGGAGGGCTAGAGCGCGAAGGAGCGCACATGAAATCCTCTATCGAAATCCACAACGAACTTCTCGACCTCGATCAGAAGATCAAGTCCGCCGAGAACTCCTTCAACGCCTCCGAGGGCGAGGAGCAGGTCGCTTACCGCGACGCCATCAAGACCTTCCAGGGTAAGAAGGACGCACTCAACGAGATTCTGACCGACGTCCTCGCCGCCGAGGAGAAGATGCGCAACGACGGCGGCGTCCCTGTCATCGCAGCCGCCCCGCAGCCCAAGACCGTCGATGCAGAGAGCTTCGTGAACGCCTTCCTCGGCTCCCGCGATGGCTTCGAGGGCATCATGGACAAGTATGGCGAGAAGATGGCCTTCACCTACGAGCAGGTCATGAACGTTGCCGACCCGACCTACAAGCTCGCCGACCCCAAGAAGACCAGCTACAACCTGCCGTCCAACATCATCGAGATGCCGATGGGCATCATCGACGTTATCTCCAAGGGCACCACCGACTCCAACATGGAGTACATGATCCCGAAGTCCTTCACCAACAACGCCGCCGAGTGGACCCCCGGCACCGTCAAGGCCGAGTCCGATGAGGCCTGGGACAAGGACGAGGCCAGCCTGTTCACCCTGGCCCACCACATGCCCATCTCCAAGCACACCGCCTACCACTATGGCCAGCTCGAGTCCATCATCAAGAACGACCTCATGTACGGTCTTAAGCTCAAGGAGGCCGACGCCCTCCTGAACCTGGACAACGGCGCCACCAAGAAGGGCATCCTCAAGAAGACCGGCATCCAGAAGTACACCAACGCCGCTGGCGACACCCTCGTTGACTCCTTCCGCCGCATGAAGACCAAGTCCTGGATGGCCACCGGCATGATGCCGACCCACCTCGGCGTCCACCCGATGGTCACCGAGCACCTGGACCTTATGAAGGACGCCAACCAGCGCTACATGCTCATCACCATCAATGGCAAGGTCTGGGGCATGCCCATCATCGAGGACGTGAACCTCGTCACCGATCCGGGCGAAACCCCGAAGTACGGCGCTCTCATGTTCAACGCCAACGCCGCCACCTGGTACACCTCCGAGGCTGATGCCCTGTCCATCGGCTTCATTAACGACCAGTTTACCCGCAACGAGTACACGCTTCTGGCCGAGGGCGAGCACCTCATCACGGTCCAGCGTCCGAAGTCTTTCGTGTACCTCGAGGATGCCCTCACGCTGACGCCCGGCGCTGCCGCCGCTGCCATGGCCCGCACCAAGGCCAAGGCCTAATGACCCGCCTCGAGCCAAATACCAGGCTCCGCTGCTCGCTCGTCGAGCTCGATGAACTCGAGCTCGCGGGCGGGCCGTCCGCCGCCACCGTCAACTACGCATCCGATGGCTCATCCGAGCCGTGGAGTGGTGGCAAGGTTGCCCTCAAGTCCTGCCCCGACCTGCTGACGGTCGAGTGGGAACTCAGTGGCGTGAAGGTCTCCGCCCAGCTCGACGTTGTGGCTTCGAGCTACTGCACCGTCGAGGACATCAAGGGCTACCGCTCAGACGTCTACGAGAACGACGTGCTGGTTGACGAGCTTGTTGTCGCCGCCCGCTCCCGCGCCATCGAGACCATCGAACGCGAGGCTGGCCGCTTCCTGCAACCAGTCATGCGAGTCGGCGTAGTGGACCGCCCGAACTGCTCGAACATGAGCGTCCCGTTCGTGGATGGCCGCATGGCCACCGACATCATCGCCCCCGTGCGGGCCACTGGCCAGGACGGCAGCATCCTCACGGTCCGCAAGGCAACAGAGGTGTCGCTCGACGTCATCGGCGTCCCTGTCGGCGAGTTCGCCGAGGTGGCTCTCGTCATGGGCCTGAACCCGACGCCATCCGAGATGAGGGACGCCGTGGTGGCCCTCGCGTCCTACTTCCTCGCCCCGAAGGCGGGTCCCGAGAACGCGTCGTCCATGAGCACCGAGGCGGGCGTGGTCAACTACGTCCTCGCAGGTGTCGGCGGTGCCGCGACCTCGCTCCCTGAGGTCAACGCGGTCATCTCCCGCTACGGCGTCAAACGCCTGCTGGTCGGGTGATCCCGTGGTGTTCTCCGAGTGCATCAAGTACGTCGAGGAAGTCGCCGAGAAGGCGCTCGCCGACTGCGATCCCAGGCCGTTCGTGAGCATCGGCGGCTCCACCACGGGAAAGCCCTTCGAGTTCATCGTCCGCGAGCTGCCCGAGTCCGTGAACATCGGCGACCGTTCGACGGCCACGACCATGGGCATGGGCGCGCGCGGATGCTACCGCGTCGAGTTCTCCATCGCCTGTCAGGCCTGGGCCAAGCGCAAGGGCGTGGACAAGGCGTCTGAGACGGTCCTCGGCTGGGCCGAGCGGTTCATCGCCGCCATCGCAGCCGACAGGACGCTCGGTGGCCTCGCCATCCATGCCGAGCCGTTCGTCTCGCAGGGCGGAACCGCCTATGAGAACGACCGAGCCCTCTACCTGGCGGCAATCGACCTGGGTGTCCGCGTCAAGGCGGAGATAGACCCGCTAACCATCAATTAAGGAGATTCACATGTCCGTCAATCCCTCCATCGCGTTCGCGGCTGTCGCCTTGCAGACCGACCGTGACACCGCAGCCGAGACCCCCAAGTACCTGCACGGCCTGACTGGCGGCACCCCCTACGCCGTCTCCAAGAGCACTGCGTCCCGCGCCGTATCCTGCGGCAACCGTGCGGCCTCCAACGCCCGCGTCGAGTCCATCGAGGCCAATCCGACCGTGAACACGCTGTGCTATCCCGACGTGTTCCCGCTGTACCTCTACGCCGCCCTCGGCGCTATCAAGTCCAGCCCCGATTCAACCGCTGGCGCTGGCTACCACAAGCACGTCATCACCATGGGCGCCGACCTGCCGTACCTGACCCTGTGGGGCCAGCTCGACAAGGGCATCGGCAAGACGGTCGGCTGCCGCGTGGGCAACCTCCAGATCACCGCCTCCGGCAACGACTACCTCGACGCCGCGATCTCCCTCATGGGCATCGACTCCAAGTTCGGCCTCTCCGAGATTCCCGGCGCGCTCAAGGCTTCCTGCTACGACGGGCAGTTCATCACCACGGACTGCGAGTTCAAGCTCGACACCGCCAGCGCCGACCCGAAGGTCGCCCTCGTATCCGAGGCATCCTTCACCATCGAGAACAACGCCGCAGCGCAGTCCTCGCTCGGTCGCGCCATGCCCCGCGACATCGGCATCGGCCAGCTGGCCGCTGGCGTGAGCGTGACCACCATCCCTGACGACTTCAAGCAGTTCCAGAAGATGCTCACCGGCTCCGAATCCGCCACCGACGTCTCCTCCAAGGTCGTCTTCGGCTCCGTGTACGCCAAGTTCGTCCTCGACTCCGACGCCAAGCAGTATATCGAGATCAAGTACGACCACGTTCCCTTCAGCGCCGAGTTCCCCGAGGCCGACCCCGAGGGCAACGAGGCCACGATCCAGTTCACATGCGACTCCGCCATCGTCCGCGACGCGAAGTCCAGCCCCGTGACCATCACTGTCGTGAACAAGGTCGAGACGTACGACAGCGCCGCAGCCGCCGCCATGTTCGCCGCCAATGCCCCCAAGGCATCCAAGTAGCAGACGGCCCCAGCGGATGGGAGGGCCCCCGAAAGGGGGCCTTTTTCATGCCGCGTCGGCGGGGGAGGGAGGGCCGATATTTCCCGCAGCGCAAACGGATGAAAGGAGCGCGCTGTGAAAAACGGAAAGTTCGTCTACTCCAAGCCCGGCAGCGATGAGGTCATCGGCGAGGTCGTCTACGCCAACGGTTTCACGATGCTCGCCCGCGTCGCCCTGAGCTCCAACGGAGTCAAGTACCCCGACTCCGCCACGGTGGCCTGCCTCGCTGGTCTCATCGCAGGCGAGGAGGCTGGTATCGAGGGCGTCGAGATCGGCAACCTGCACAAGGTCGATGAAATGAAGGTCGCCCGCGCCATGTGCAACATCGACATCGACCTCGTGACCGAAGACGAGGACGAGGACGAGGAGGTATCCGAGGCCGACGCAAACCCTACGGATACCTCTGGCGAGAACTGCTAGCCCTGAGCAGGTACGGGGGCATGTCGGTGCCGGAGGTAATCGACATGGCCCTCGGCATGCCACGCCTGTTCTTGCAGATGACATACGACGCCGAACTAGCGGCGTCACGCGAAAGGGATGCGGACGGAAAGCCCGAGTGGAGGAAGCCGGGAGAGACAGCCGTCCGAGCGCGCGACAGGCTCCGCGCGGAACGCGAGGAAGCAAAGAGGCGGTTAGGGGTCGGCTGACGTGTTCTCAATCCGCGTTCAGAACCTCGACAACGTGATAGCTGGACTCAGGGCCGTGGACTCCGAGATGGCGTCCGAGCTCAAGCGCGGCATCAAGGAGCTCGTGCGACCGACCTACGAGAAGGCGAAGGCGTACGCGGGCGGCCTGGGCGCTAACCCCACGGGCTCCTACGCAAAGTCGCTCGCCCTGCGCACCTACGCGAACGGCGTGAAGTTCGTCTCCACAGACCCAGGCGGCGGCGTCATCGAGTTCGCCAATCCGGGCGCAGTGATCCTCGAGGGCAAGCGTGCTGGCCGCAGGGCTGGCGTACCGCTCGGCAGCGCACCTCCGCGCGCCCTGCTTCGCGCGCTTCTCGAGGACGAGGAAGAAATCGTGCGCGAGGTTAGCGACCTCGTGCAGAAGACCTGCGACGAGGGGTTGTTGAGCCTTGGGTAAAGCATCAATCACAATCGCCGTAAGCTCCGTATTCAACGGCAACGGCTTCGACAGGGCGATAGACGGCGCATCCAGGCTCGGAAACAAGCTGTCCCGCATGGAGAAGCTGACCGCCCAGAGCGCCAACTCCATGACCTCGAACATCGCCAAGGTCGGCGCCAAGTGGGAGTCCATGGGCGATCGGGTGGCCAAGGTCGGCGACAAGCTGACCAAGAGACTGACGCTGCCGATGGTCGCTGGAGGCGCTTACGCTGGCAAGATGGCCGTCGAGTTCGACACCGCCCTCGCAAACGTCCGCAAGACCTCCGACCTCACCGAGTCCGAGCTCGAGGAACTGGCGAAGTCCGCCCTCGAGCTGTCCAAGACGCAGCCCGTGGACGCGCAGACCATCCTGAACATCGAGGCCCTGGGCGCGCAGCTCGGCATCAGCAACGGGAAGCTGGAGACGTTCGCCAAGACCGTCAGCGGCCTCGACATCGCTACGAACATGAACGCGGAGACCGCCGCCACGGAGATGGCCCGCTTCGCCAACATCGTCGGCATGGCAGAGGACGAGTTCAGCAACTACGGCTCCACGCTCGTCGCAATCGGCAACAACATGGCCACCACTGAGTCCGAGGTATCGCAGATGGCGATGCGCTTCGCGTCCGCCGGTGCGCAGGCTGGCATGTCCGAGGCCCAGATACTCGGCATGGCTGGTGCCATGAGCTCGCTCGGCATCAAGGCCGAGATGGGCGGCTCCGCGTTGTCGCAGATCTTCGTGTCCATCGGCAAGGCGGTCGCCAACGGCGGGGACGACCTTGAGGCGTTCGCCAGCCGCGCCAACATGAGCGCGGAGGAGTTCAGGCGCGCGTGGGGCGAGGACGCCGCTGGGGCGTTCAACTCGCTCATCGAGGGCATCGGCGGCGCAACCGCTGCCGGTGAGGACATGAACGTCATCATGGGCGAGCTGGGCTTCACCCAGATTCGCCAGTCCGACGTCATGCGCCGCCTCGCTGGCTCGACCGAGGCTGTCACGCACAAGCAGAGCGTCCTCTCCAGCGCCCTCGAGCTTTCCACCAGCGCGTGGGAGCAGAACACGGCGTTGCAGAAGGAGGTTGACCAGAGGAACGAGTCGATGGCCTCGCGCATCGAAGTCCTCAAGAACAAGCTCAACGCCATCGCCATCACGGTCGGTCGCCCACTCGTCAACGCGGTCATTGACGCGGTTGAGGCGCTCGACCCGATGATTCAGGGCGTCGCCGACGCGGCGCAGGCCTTCGCCGACATGGATGAGGGCGGTCAGCGGGCAATCATCGCCATGGCCGGACTTGCGGCGGGCGCTGGACCCCTCATGTCCGTCTCTGGCCGTCTGATGAGGGGCTTCGGCTCGGCCACGTCCAATCTCGCCGTTTTCACTGACGCGATGATGAACCTGGACGGCGCGAACCTGCGCACCTACGGAAGCGCAAAGTCCTTCATCTCCGCGCTCGGTCTGTCCAAGAACGCCGCCGTGAAGGCCGCTGGCGGCGTGGACAGGTACGTCGAGGCGTGGGACAAGATGCACGTCGCCGCTGGCAAGGTCAAGAAGGCCGAGAACGCCATGAACGCTGCCATGGCTGCATCCATGATGACCTCCGGCGAGGCGAAGCAATCCCTGCTCGCAAAGGCGAAGTCGCACAACCTTGACATGATCGCCGCTGTTGACGACTACAGGGCTAATGCGAAGCTCGTCTCTGCGTTCGGCAACTCGACCAAGGAGGCCAGGAAAGCCGCCGAAGGCATCAAGTCGCTTGAGCCGTCGCTGCGCGCCGTCGAACGTTCAATGGAGTTGAGCGAGGCGACAATGGAGGCATACAGCGCCAAGCTTGCAGAGAACGCGTCGGAGGCAAAAGCCGCCGCCAAGAGCGCTGACGGACTCGGACTCGCCATGAAGAGCGTGGCCATGCAGCTGCCTGGAATCATGCTCGCGGGCACCGTGGCCGTGTCGGTCGGTCTCCTCGCCGCCGCGTTCGCAAAGTGTGAGGAAAGGGCGAAGGCCGCAGCCAAGCGCCAAGAGGAGCTTGCCAAGGCTTCCCAGACGTTCTCGGACGTTGCTGGTGGCTTGACCGCATCCGCCGAGGGCGTCGCAACGTCTTACGAAACTGTCGCCAAGGGCGCTCGTGAGGCCGTGGAAGGCGTCTCCGAGATGAACGCGAAGGCGCAGGAGACGTTGAGCCAGTTCGCCGTGTCGAGGGAATCGCTCGAGAACTACGTAGCAACCATCGAACAGCTCGGCAACAAAGGTAGCTTGACGGCGCTCGAGCAAGGCAAGTTGTCGCTCGCCGTCGAGGGCTATAACAAGATCACCGGAGACTCCGTATCCATCACCGACGCGGCCAGGGGCTCACTCAGCAAGAGCACCGAGAAGATTCTCGAGAACGCCCGCGCATGGGAGGAGAACGCCCGCAAGCAGGCGCTGCAAAACGTCGTCCAGGGCTATATCGAGGCCCAGGTCAAGGCGGAGATAGAGCTTAAATCAGCGACCGATGCTTACAACAGGGCGCTTGCTGAAAAAGAGCTTGCCTACCAGAGACTTCAATCTGCCGCTGCTGCGGGTAGGACCGCAACACAGGAGGAGCAGAAGGCATACGAGGACGCCTGCAACACCGTTATCCAGATGAAGGGAGCGGTCGAGGAGGCGCAGGTAGGTGTCGATAGCGCATCGCAGTCGGCATCTGAAGCCATGGCTGCAATGGCGCTCAACTCCTCCAACCTCGCTGAGAGCGTCAAGAACGACATTGCCGCGCAGGAGCTCTGCTACCAGGACTTCGCAATCGCGGTTGCCACGAGCCTTCAGGATTCGGGCCAGAGCGTCGGCACGTTCCAGGAGAACCTTGCTGCGCTCGGTGCCGACACCAGCAAGATGCGCCAAATTGGCTCTGCAAATTTTGACCAGCTCTGGAAGTCCTGCAACGGCGACGTCGGCCTGATGATCCAGAAGATCAACAGCTACAACGGCACCGATCTCGAGAACAAGGACGCAGACGTGCAGGCCCACGGCAACGTACCAGACGGTTCCGCCAAGAGGGCCACCGACGACGCGAAGAAGTCCATCAACAACCTAAAAGACAAAGAGGTGAAGGTCGAGGCCAAGGGCAACTTCGACTCGGCGCGTCACTCCATCTGGGACCTCGGCAACGCAATCGGCAACCTGTTCAGCAAGAACCTGAACATCAGCGCGAACGGCCTTCGCACAAAGCACGCTAGCGGAGGCATAGCCCTCCATGCGGCTGGCGGCATCGCAACCCGCGCAACCGACATCACGCGCCACATCGCTGGCGAGGCGGGCGCCGAGGCGATAGTCCCGCTCACTAACCGCCATTACGTGACCCCGTTCGCGCAGGTCGTGGCCCAAGAGACCGTTGCCGCGATGCGCGGCGGAAGCACTGCGCAGCGGACAGGAAACACCTACGTGCTGAACATCAACGGCACCCAGGTCCAGTCCATGACGCCACGTGTCATGGAGGCAGTCGAGGTCATTTTCCACGAGAGAGAGCTCATGAACATGATGGGAGTCCGCTAATGGCACAGGGCGTTGCAATCAAGAGAGGCTCCACCTTCTACGCCATCAACCTGGCGAGCTGGAAGGAGAACATCGATGCGACCACGACGCGCATCCACTGGTCCTGCAACATCCAGTTCGGCAACTGGTACCTGTGGGGCGTCCGGCTCCACGTCTCAATCGACGGGCACGAGGTCGGGCCGTGGGACGGCGCCTGCACCTACAGTGGCCAGGTCGTCATCGACGTCAGCGGCACGCGCGACATCGCCAGGGGCGACGCGGGCCGCGACATCAAGGTGGAGGCGTGGTCGGAGTCCCGCACGGTGAACGGCTACGGAGGCGTCGGCATCACCACGAGCTGCCACGAGTGGCAGAACGCGCCCGCCATCCCGTACGAGGTGCCCAAGTCCCCGAGCGACATGACCGCATGGCGCAACAGCGACCGCCAGAACGGCATGAGGTGGAAGAACAACCCCGAGGGTGTGGTCAAGAAGTACACGCAGCTCAAGGTCACGAGGACCGTTGACGGCGGCGATTGGCGTGAGCTGAAGGTGCTGAACCCCGACGCGAAGGGCAACCTCCCTACGAGCTTCACCGACAACGACGTGTACGCCAACCACCGCTACCGCTACGCCGTCCACGCCGCCAACAACGCGGGATGGACCGCTGCCTCGCACTCCGACTACGTGTACACGACGCCCTCCGCGCCGAGCGGGTGCGGTGCCTCGCGCTCGTCCGACACCCAGGCCAAGGTCTGGTGGAGGCTCGGCGAGCGCGCGGAGCACACCTACGTCAACGTGCTGCTCGAGCGCCGCACCGACGAGGGCGGGTGGACGCAGATCGCCACGCTCGGCTCTGGGACCACCAACTACACCGACAACGGCATCAGCAGCAACCACCGCTACGACTACCGCGTGAGGGCGTACAACGGCCTCTACTCGGACTACAGCACCCAGCAGGATTACATCTACACCACGCCCGCCGCACCGAAGTCCGTCAGGCTCGGCAAGATCGGCGGAACCAAGGTCAGGATCACTGTCGAGAGCGGCAGCAGGTATGCCGAGGACTTCCGCTATCAGGTCTCCGTGAACGACGGCCCGTGGAGCAACGAGGCCGTCATGGGCGCGTCCGTAGACGTTGACGCTGGCGGCGGCGCTGTCAAGGCAAGGGTGAGGTCGCGCAGGGGCAACCTGTACTCCGCATACACCTACTCGGGCAGCGTGACCACCATCGTCCCGCCGAACGCTCCGACGCTCGGCGAGTTCGCAAGCGTGTACGCTCTCCCCGCCACGGTAATGGTCGAGTGGACCAGGAGCCACCCTGACGGCACCGACCAGACCGCCGCCCAGGTCGAGGTGACAGACCCTGCTGGCAGCGTCACGACAGTTGACGTCGGAACGGCACCGCGCGCTGACATCAAGCTCGACAAGGAGGGCGAGTACCGCGTGCGCGCCCGCACCAAGGGCCTCGACCAATCATGGGGCGCATGGTCGCCGCAGAGCTCAATCCACGCGGAGAACAGGCCGCAGGCGTTCTTCACAACCCCGTCCGTCGATGGCGTGGTGGTGCAGGGCGTCCCGTTCACGGTTGAGTGGGACATCGAGACCTCATCGGGCGTGAGCTCGCAGGAGATCAGGCTGTTGTCCGCCTCGGGCGACGTGCTCCACTCGGCGATGCTCGCGGTGTCGGCACGCTCGTACACCTTCTCGGTAGACACCTACCTGCCGCAGACCCTCAAGGACTACACCATTTCGCTCGTCGCGCTCGACGGCTACTCCCTCTCCGCTGAGGCCCGTCGCCGCGTCAGGACCGACTACGCCGAGCCCGCCATCCCGCACATCGACGTGGTGAACGATCCGAGCGACATGTCGGCGCACGTCAGGGTTCTCCAGGGCGAGGCTGGCTGGGTCATGGGGCCGAACGGGTTCCTCGTCAGCCCAGAGTACTGGGACGGCTCGCGTGACAACATCCCGGTCAGCGCCGGATTCAAGAACACGGGCAACCCGAACGTTGCTGGAATCGGCACCGTCGTGCCGACCGTGCGGCTTTCGGTGGCGCGCCTACTCGAAGACGGCTCGCAGGAGATGTTGAGCGACGATCTTCCGAGCGGCCACGAGGTCATCGACCGCCTACCGCCGCTGAACGTGGATTACACGTACCTCGTAACGGCCTACAGCGCAGCAGGCACCGCCACCACGGCTGAGATTACCGCGCACGTCGATTCTGACGGCTTCGAGGCGTTCAACTTCGGCGTTGACGCGGGCAGGGCGCTGCTGCTCGGCCTGGATGCCGATGCAAGCGTCTCCACATCGCTCGGCGGCGAGTGGTTCGAGTTCATCGACGGTTCCGGTTTCGCCTCGCTTCCCGCGTTCTACCCAGACGGCAGCATGAGCGCGAGCGGTTCGCACTCCTACATCGTGACAACGGCGGACGACTACAGGGAGATCGACGCCATCAGGCGCGACCGCTCCAACGCCGTCTGCTGGTTCCGCGACCACTGGGGAGGTCGTCACCGCGTAAAGGCCGACTGGACGCTCGGATACTCCGCAAAGAACTATGCGGCTTGGAACGTGAGCGCCTCGCTCACCGAGGCAATGTGGGAGGGGCCGCGCAATGGCTAGGTGGAGCGAGAGGTTCACGAACACGAGCTACCGCTTCATGCGAGTGGACCGCAAGACGGGGCTCGAGACCGCCGTCCTCAACGCCTTCAAGGGCGGAGTGGTCACGAGGAACGACGACACCCGCATCAAGGAGAGCGCCGAGTTCCCCATGGTCGGAGAGGTAGATTTCGGCCCAGACCTAGTGAGGGTCTACATGACCGTTGAATGGTCGGGAGGGGAGACCGAGGAGGTCGTGCTCGGCACCTTCCTCCCCGTTGTCCCTGGGCGTTCCATCAGGGCGGGGTACTCGACGGCTAGCGTCCGCATGTACGGTCGTCTGCAAGAGCTGCTTGACGACCGATTCTCTGCCCCCGTGACAGTCTCCAAGGGAGAGAACGCGGTTGCGGTGGCGAAGCGCGTGTGCGAGGGGTGCGGCCTAACGGTCGTCGCTGAGCCCAGCGACTACACGGTCACGGACACCAGGGCTTACGGCATCGGCGCGGAGCAGAACAACTCTGAAATAGGCGATACGAAGCTCGACATGGTGAACGACCTGCTCGACCTCGCAGGGTTCCGCGCGGCGTTCACCGACCCGATGGGCCGAGTCGTCTTCGAGAAGTACCGCGACCCCGGCGAGATCGCGCCATCCTGGTCGTTCTCCCAGGGCGACCCCAACGTTAGGTTGGACCCAGCTATCGAGGAGGAGCGCGACTACACGAATGCGGCCAACCACGTGGTCGTCATTTACGGGCCCGACGAGAACGGCAAGGTAATCGCGTCGGAGGCCTGGGACCGCAGCCCAGACAGCCCGCTTTCGACGGTGAGGCGCGGCAGGACCATCACGCGCGGCTATTCGTACATGGACCTTCCTCCAGGAAAGAACGATGGCGAGATGCAGTCCTATGCGGACAAGCGCGCCAAGACCCTGCTGTCCACGGCACAGTCGGTCATCTGGCGTCTCAGCTTACGGCATCCGTACATCCCCGTGAAGGTGAACGACACAGTTGACATCTCGTACGAGGCCGGAGGCGTCCAAGGAAGATTCCAGGTCAGGGCGCAGACGTTGACGCTCGGCGGCGGTTGCGCCGTCGATTCGGAGGTGCGCGTGTTCAGGAGGAGGTCGTAAATGAGCGAAATCAGCCCGAGGGAGCTAGCGGCGTTCAGGGAGATGGGCCGTAGGAGCGCGCTGTCTGACATGCGGTCCCGCCAGGACGCGGCGTTCAGGCGCGACCGCATGGTCGTAAAGGCCGTCCATGGAGGAACGGTCGATGTTGACGGAGGCTCGTCGGCTATCCCGATGAGGCTAAACGGCGTTCCCATGACGACGGCTTGCGCAGGCGTGCGCGTCGGCGACGTCGTGGTCGTCGATACCTACATGCACAAGCCGCTGGCGATAGGGGTGCTTGCCAGGTAGCGGGGGAACCCGGCAATACCATTCGCTCACAACGAGATTGGAGCATTTGATGGCAGGTTCTGAAGACAAGTTCCTCGTGCGCGCGCCATCGGACGTGACGTTCGACGGCGAGGTCTGGGGCATCGAGGTCAACCAGAGCGACGGCGGAAAACAGACGTACATGATCGCGGGTGCGGACGGCAAGGCCGAGGCGGCTCGCGTCGCCAACGAGAATGCGCGCAAGGAGTCTGAGCTAGAGCGCGGCACTAACGAGGCAATCCGCCAATCAAATGAGGCTGAGCGCGCAGCCAAGGACGCCGAGCGCGACGCCGCAACAAAGGCCGCGAACACCGCCGCGCTCTCGGCATCGTCTGCCGCGCAGTCCGCGAACGCCAACGCTGCAAACGCGAACACGCAGGCGAACGCGGCCAAAGCGGCGGCGGCCCAGGCCAACGCCGCAGCGCGCCTGACCAAGCCCTACTTCATCCAGCAGTCCGAGCCGCCCTACGCCGACCGCGTGGACGGCGGCATGTGGGTGGAGACGGCGGGAACGGCGGTCAGGAGCATCAACCGCTGGGACTCCGCCAAGCAGGGCGCGGCGCTGTACCCGTCCGCGACGACCTACCCGCAATCCACGACGTTCCCCGCACCCACGGGCGAGTGGAGCAAGTTCACCGTCTAGACAGGAGACCGAAAATGGCAGAAGAGACCATCATCGAGCAGACCCCCGAGATCGACCCCGGAATGTCCGTCGTGCCCGAGGCCCCTGGCCTCATGGACGTGCCGACCGTCATCCCGGAGCTGGGCTACACCGCCGGCACGCTCGCGAGTGCCGTGAGCTTCGCCAAGAAGACGTGGAATGACGGCAGCGGCGGCGGCACCCCCGTCACGGCGGCCGAGCTGAACCGACTCGAGCAGGGCGTGGCCGACCTGACCGCCGCAGTCAATGCGCTCCGGGATTCCGTATCCCAAATCGGAAATATCGAATCGAAGCGGGCGCTCTGGCAGTCCCAATCGGAGACCACGGACCTGATGCTCACGAGGACGTGGCCCTCCATCAAGACGTTCACGCCCACAATCCTGTGGACCGTGGCCGATTCGAATGGCCAGGCGATGTGCGGAATCGCGTACAAGCACTCTGACCAATACGGCGCCTTCATCGAGTTCGGTTATTCCAGGGGGTTCGCGTCTTGGAAGCTGTCGGGCGGCTCGTGGATAAAGGAGTAGCGTCGAGACCGGAAGCCTCCTATAGCAGCTCCCATTCCGTCCAGCCAGCCGCGTTGATCTTGCGGCGCTTGTGGACCTTGCCGTTTGTCGAGAACGCCACCTGGTAGACCCATGCCTCGGATTCGGTCATATACGCGAGCACGATGCCGTACTGCGAAGAGGTGGCGCCCGGCGTACTGCTGTCGAAGGGTACCAGCCCGTATTTGAGGTCGTCCAGAGAGCTTTGGGAACCGTATCTTGCAACGAAGGGGAGCTGGTCTACGGAAAGCTAGGCCTTGTTCCACTGGATGCTGCCGACCGCTCTTGCCTCATTGCGATCGTAGAGGACAAGACCGTCCGCCGTCGTGTAGAGCAGATACGTCTTACCATCCGCGATCTGAAATGCTATGCCCGGATAGCCGGAGCGAAGTGCGTTGACAAACTCGACGCCATTGATGCCGTCGAAAGACAGTCGGGATACGGAAGGCTATTTAGTGTTGAGGCGCCAAACTTTCGTGTTCTTAGCCCCGTCCCACAGCTCGAGTGAGTCGACGGTCGCGAACAGGATGTATCTGCCGAGCGAGCTTTGCGCCATAACGTCAACGCAGTGCCCGGCGGTCTTGTTGGCCCCCACGAACGCATCGGCCGCCCCCTCGCGCCGCGCGGAAAGGGATACGGAAGACTAATTCGTCCAAGTGTCGATGTTGATTGTTTTCGTCCCGCCTTCTGGGAGGCTGGCACCGGCTTGGAAATAGCTTGTGCTCCCTGACTTGTAAATCTGGAACACCAACTTCTTGATGCTGTCGTTCTTCAACGGCATCTGGTCTACGGAATCACGCCAACAGCGGAACCACCGCCCCCGAGAAGGCGGCCTGCGCTCGCTCAACCACCGCCCTCGTGCTCAGCAGGTAGTGGCGCCTGCACATCTCCACGCTCGTGTGGCCGAGCGCGACCGCCACGTCCGCGAGCGCCGCCCCGGCCTCGATGGCGATGGTCGCCCACGTGTGCCGCAGGGCCTGCACCGAGATCTCCGGCAGGCCGATCCGCACGAATATGCGCTTGAGGCGCGAGTAGATGCACTTCGGGGAGAGTTCCCCGCGCAGCCTGCCCGACCTGCGGTTTCCTCGCAGTCTGCGGAGCTGAGCGAGCGCCCATCGCGGCAGCTTGAGCCATCTGTCGGACAGCTCCGTCTTGCACGCGTACTCCACGACGGCGCCGCCCTTAACCGTGTGCGCGCCGCGCTGGATGTGCGTCCACCCCGTGCGCCAGTCGATGTCCGACCAGTCGAGCCCCGCTCCCTCCGAGGGCCGTAGGCCGAGCGCCGCGATGGCGATGCCGACCGCCTCCACGACGGTCCCCTCGATGGCGCGCAGCATCTCGCGCAGCTCCTCCGGGGTCATGCGGGCGCGCTTCTCCGGTCTGTGCTTCGGCAGCTCGATGCCCTGCGTCACGTCCCAGATGCGCAGCTGGTGCTTGCGGATCGTCCAGCGGTAGATCTGGCGGAAGGTCTTGAATGCCTTGTCGGCCGCGCCGGGAAGCTCGATGGAGTCCACCCACGATTGCAGCTCCTCGTGCGTGATCGACTCGACCTCGCGCCCCGTCCACGCCGGGGCGATGTGCTTGCGGATGGCGCTCTCGTAGCCCTCGAGTGTGGTGGCGCGAAGGCGCTTGGCGCGGTCGGCCATGTACATCTCGATGGCGGTTTCAAACAGCATCTCATAGTCCTTTCAACGAAAAAAATCCCAGACCGTATCCCCGCATTTCAGGGCGGAACGGTCTGGGATTTTCCGCGTACGGCGGCTCCCTCGGGGGCCGCTTCTTCATGCCGCGACCTCGCGCCCGTAGCGGGGGAGGGCGGTCGTTTCATCGCGCCTAGGAGAAGGCGGGAGGTGATTTACGCCAATGGACAACTTGATCGGCACCGCCGCCAACTACCTCGTCACCGCAGTGCTCGCCGCCCTCGTCGGGTGGCTCGGCTCGCAGATGCGCCGCGAGCGCGACGAGCGGAGCGACCGCAGGGCGCACGACGACGCGATGGAGATGGGCATGAGGGCGCTGCTGCGCCAGCAGCTCATCGACTACCACCGCGATTACGTCGTGTCGGGCGGGCCGTGCCCCGTCCGCATCAAGGAGCAGGCCACGTCCGTGTACCAGGCCTACCACAGCCTCGGCGGCAACGGGACCGGCACCCAGCTCTGGGAGGAGATCATGCGCGCCCACGTGGACGCGCCAGACGACATCTAAGGAGAACCGAATGCAAATCAACTGGAAGGTCCGCTTCAAGAACCCCGTCTTTCTCGCGCAGCTCGCCTGCGCCGTCGTAATGCCGCTCATCGTCGGCATGGGCGCTGAGTGGTCCGACATGACCACGTGGGCAGCCCTCGGCTCCACCATCGCCGCCGCGCTCTGCAACCCCGTCGTGGTCGTCTCGATGCTCACGTCCGTCTGGGCCTGCATCACCGACCCGACCACCAGCGGCATCTCCGACAGCAAGTCCGCCCTCGAGCGCACCGAGCTCAAGGGCAACGTCAACAAGGAGGCCAACAATGGCTAAGGTATTCGTGATCTGCGGCCACGGCGCTGGCGACCCCGGCGCATGCGCCAACGGCTTCCGCGAGGCGGACCAGGTCCGCAAGCTCGCCGCCCGCATGCAGGCCCTCGGCGGCTCCGAGGTGCAGGTCGGCGACACTTCCCGCAACTGGTACAAGGACAACGGCATCGGTCGCGGCCACTGCCCCAAGGGCGTCCCCGTCATCGAGCTGCACATGGACAGCGCGGGCGCGGGTGCCAAGGGCGGCCACGTCATCATCAAGGACGGCTTCAGCCCCGACGCCGTAGACAACGCCCTGGCGGCGTTCATCGGCGGGTTCTTCCCAGGTCGCTCCAAGACCATCGTCGGTCGCTCCGACCTCGCCAACGTCAACCGAGCCGCCCGCGCTGGCGTGAACTACCGCTTGGTTGAGTGCGGCTTCATCTCCGACGCAGGGGACGCCGCCAAGTTCGAGACGCAGATGGACGAGCTCGCAAAGGGCATCCTCGCCTGCTTCGGCATCGGCGCGTCCGCCCCGGCACCCCAGCCCGCGCCCGCCCCGGCACCCCAGCCCGCGCCCGCCCCGCAGCCCGCGCCCGAGCCGCATGGCCTTGCCGTGGACGGCTACTGGGGCGAGGCCACCACGCGCCGCATCCAGGAGGTGCTCGGCTGCCCGTTCAAGGACGGCAAGATTTCCCGCCAGAACCCGCAGCACAAGCACCGCCTAAAGGCCTGCACGGGCGGCTGGGAGTTCTCCGCGCCCTGGGGCGAGCAGCCGGGCTCGCAGACCATCGGCGCGATCCAGCGCGCCTGCGGTGTCCCCGTCGATGGCTTCATCGGCCCCGACACCATCAACGCCATGATCCGCCACTTCAAGGCCGAGAGCGGCGCGAAGGTGGAGGACGGCAAGCTCGACGCGGGCTCCCTGACCGTCAAGGCCATGCAGCGCGCGCTCAACGAGGGCCGCTTCTGATGGCGGGCGGCGTCATCATCATCTGCTCGCTGTGCGCCGTCGCGCTGGCGAGCTACCTGATAGCCCGTCTCAAGTAAGGTTGCCCCTCCACTGCCGTCATGGTGGTGGAGGGGGCTTTTCCGTTTAACGGCTCTCGTTCTCCCACAAGCGGTCGAGCGATTCCGCGCAGGCCCCGAGCGCGGCGATCACGAGCGCGAGCCTGGGGTCTGGATGCTCTGCGGACATGTCGGACAGGACGGCGGACGCGCCCTCTATGGCCTCGGTCATCTCGGGTATGGTCATGGGTTGCTCCTTGGTCTCGGTGCCCCTCGTGGCGGGGCGCTTCTGTGTCCCAAGTGTGTCCCTAATGTATGTTCTTGTGAATCTTATCGGTCTGTTAGAATGTATAACCCGAGCTACAGACTCTTAGGAGGTTTACAGTTGCTTATCTTTCAAAACATGGAGATCTAGTCATATCAGCATTTCCGCTGGTAGAAGGCTTGCATAAACGCTCTGTGTCCCTATTTGTCCCTAATGTCATTTAAACGGGTCGCCAACTCACCCCAATCGTGCGCTCTCGCCATCTCTTCAACGATGATTTTTGCGTCCGCTTTGAGGTAGTAGCGGCCCGTTGTCGTGCCGTCAGAATGGCCCATCATCTTCTCGAGAATCTTGTCGTTGATTCCCTTGCTCGAGATCCATGTACGCCAGGAGCGGCGAAGCGCGCGGAACTGACGTGGCTCCACTTCGGCCTTCTTCAAGCACTTGTTGAAGTCTCGGCGAATCGTCCTCTGACTCATCGGCTCACAAGTTCCCTTGTCGCTGAGCCATTGCAGCCCGTTCGCCTCAAGTTCGTCCCTGATCTCGAGCAGACGTATGCTCCACGGCGGAGGAACTACGACGGACCTCGGGCTCCACACGTTCTTTAGGTCGTTCTCGCTCGATATGATTCCCTCGTTGTCCACCTGCCTGGGTATGTCGGCGCAAGCGAAGGTCATGCCGTTTACTTCCATCTTGTACACCTCGGACAGCATCGGCGCGGCTGCCTCTCCCGTCCTGCATCCGGCTATCGCCGATAGAATGACAGCCGCCTCACATGGCCTGCCCTTAACTGCGGGCAGGATCTCCGAATGAATTTCCTCGAGCGACCACACGCCGCCGTCGTCATGCTTCTTCGCCTTGGTCGGCATGCGGTACTTGTATGACGCGACGTTCTTGTCGATAAACTCGTTAATCATGCACTTGTCCAGTATGAGCGACAGCTGCGATAGCGCGCGTTTCCCGACCTGCTCCGTCATACCGTCGAGCCATTCCTGAATGTCGCTGTATTTTACGGCGTCCGCATATACGTCGCCCCAACGCGGGCCGACGTGGACCCTCCATGTGGACATAACCTGGTCGTACGTGCTCGTCTTCACGCTCTCTCGGCTTCCGCGCTTGCTCGGGCGCGGGTTCTCGAGGTAGCTCTGGTGCATCGCGTTGTATTCGGGCAGAATCCATGAATCCCAGGCCTGTTCTATGGTCGGCACCGGCTTGTCCTCGCCATGGAGCAATCGCAGCTCAGCGAGCTTGCGGTCCCCGTCGCGCTTGCTTCCCTCCACCGTCATCGTATGGCGCATGTAACCGCGCCCGTCGTGCAGGTCCGCCCAGTAGCGCAGGGTGCGGTATCCCTTGCGGCGGGCGGGTTTGTTGCTGCCCCATGAGGCGCGCGTTTTCCGTGGCATAATATATACGCCTCCATACCGTGTGTGTGGTTGGCCCTCTAGCCCCGCTTCCCAGGTCGCCAAACTGTGGGGGAGCGGGGCTTGCTTTTAGGCGCGGTTAGTCGAACGAAGCCGTCTTAACAATATCTTCTGCCGTTATGGATTCGTTCTGGCACAGAATCGAATAGACGCCTTCTGAACCAGACATATAGGCAAACGTCAGAGGCGGCTTGATGCCATCGTGGTTGTCAGGCCAAGAGCACTCGACAACGATGCACTCATGTCCATCTATAACATCCAGCTGTTTTTCATTTGCGATAAAGCCATATAGCGGCTGATAGGCTTCGATTGTTGAATCTTTGATATCCTCAATCGTTGCGCTAGGGTTGCTATTTAGCCGCACGAAAAAGAATTGCGTATCATCTTTGCTGTCTGTGAACGAAAGATAGTCAGCTTCACCATCTTCGATATAGCTGCTTGGGGCTTTGAAGTTCATCTTCCCAATCTCAACCTCGCGGTCCAATTGCGCACCTCCGCAGCCAATCAAGGCGAGTGCCATGGCGCACACTGTTACAGCAGACGTGGCTTTCTTAAACATGACTTCCTCCTATTCTGTTTCTTTCCCTGCCTGGTTCCAGAACACGACGCCCAGCAGCTTAACTGGCTCGTCGTCCATGGCGATGATTATGTCCTCGTATCCTTCGAGGTAGCTGTCCGGGGCGAGGACAAGTGTGGAGCTGCCGCGCAGGTAGCTGCGGACAACGCTGCGGCCATCGGAAAACTCGGCGACCACGGCTGACCCGTTGCGCGGCTCCATGTCGGGGTCAACGAGGATGTGATCGCCATTGTGGTAGCGGCGGTTCATGCAGTCGCCCTCGACCGTGAGTGCGAAGCAGTTTGGATGGCGGGCCACGACGGACTGCGGGAACTCTGCCTCGTAATCGGATTCATCCTCGTCCATACGTTCACCTGCATGAGTGCGACCGAGGACGCGTACGGGAACCATGGCAGAGGAGGACTTAAACGGGATCGTATTGATGGAGCCGCCAGCATACCCATGTTCCTGTGCGGCGAGTCCAGCGGTGGACGAGAGAATATCGTCTGGCGTGAGTTCAAGAGCCTTGCAGATCTTATCCAAGTTGGCCCTGCGGATGTTCTCGGTATTTCCTGTTCTCCAACGTGAGATCGTTGCTGTTGTAACTCCAGCGATCTTCGCAAGGCCTTCGGGCTTTAGGTCGAACTTGACCAGGAGAGTGTCGATGTTCTCGGGGATTCCCATGTTGACCTCCTTTACGTTGGACTCAATTATACATTACGAAAAAAGATTTTCTCAAATTGACTATTGCATTTAACGTAATGAGGGATACCATGGAGTAAAACAGAAGGGAGGGTTAATGGCTGAAAACAATTTTCGAGCCGCCCGCCGCGCCTCTGACATTACCTTGGAGAGCGCTGGCGAGATTTGTGAGGTCTCACGAGTGACCTACCAGCAGAAAGAGACGAACCCTGGCAACTTCCGCTTGTCGGAGCTCAAAGCGCTTTACGAAGCGCTGTCCGACACCTCTAAGGATATTATTCGCCAGGCAGTCGTCTTTTTTATTTGCGGCGACGATTACATTAAACGTAACTAGTTAGACGAAAGGAGGAAAACATGAACGATATTCAGAAGTTTACCAACGACTAGTTCGGGACCATCCGCGTTGCAGACAACAACGGTGAGCCGTGGTTCGTTGCCAAGGACGTGTGCGATGCGCTCGGTATTGCCACCAACCACGTGAAGGACGGCCTCGATTCCGATGAAGTTCGCAATCTCCCTATTACGGAGATTGGCCCCAAGAAGGGCGGAAAGGCTCCGCTCATCGTCTCTGAGCCCGGCTTCTACAAGTTCGTGATGAAGTCCCGCAAGCCCGAGGCGAAGGCGTTCCAGCGTTGGGTCACTCACGAAGTGCTCCCGTCCATCCGCAAGCAGGGCGGCTACATGACAGCCCGTGCTGACGAGACCCCCGAGCAGATCATGGCCCGCGCTCTCATGCTCGCCAAGGACACCATGGACCGCCAGCAGCGTGAGATCGCGGAGCTCCGCCCCAAGGCGCTGTTCGCCGATGCCGTTGCCGCGTCCGATGGCACCTGCCTCATCGGCGAGCTCGCCAAGATGATGCGCCAGAACGGCGTCCATGTTGGCCAGAACCGCCTGTTCGAGTGGTTGCGCCGCGACGGGTTCCTCGGCAAGACCGGCTCCAACTACAACGTCCCCACGCAGATGGCGATGGAGCGCGGCCTGTTCCGAATCAAGGAGACGGCGGTTACCCACTCCGATGGCCATGTGACCGTCAACCGCACCCCCAAGGCCACGGGTAAAGGCCAACGCTACTTCATCGACCGCTACTGCAAGGCGTAGCGGCCACCGAAAGGAGAACCAAATGGAAAAGTACTTCGAGCAGAACAAGTTCGATGGCAGGGACTTCATCGACCTGCACTTCGTGCTCACGCGCACCTATTCAATCGTTGCCTCAAACCTGTTTTTCCACGAGGCCAAAGATGATCTCAAGTCCCCAGAGCACCGCTTGAAGCTCGCTAAAAGTGCGTTCAATCTCATTGCCGTATGCGAGGCGATCGTCGGCCTCGTCGATGAAGACGAGCGCGAGAAGGCGCTTGCGGAAGTCAAAGATGACGTCCGTCCAGTTGACGTGGATAAGTTGTACGAACAACTCCTCGACATCCTACTGAAATAACCCAATCCCATGAGCCCCGCGCCCGGGCGGTGCCGAACTTCTGAACACGAGAAGTATGGCTAACACCGGTGCCGTCCGAGCGCGGGGCTCGGCCTTCTACGCGGTGCGCTCCGATAGTGCCTCCTTACCCAACTGCCCATTTCACGATGACGGGACGGAGCGCACCGCATGGCAGGCCGTTTGCATGGGCGCGTCTGGAGATACATCAAAAGCAATGTGTCGGCATGTCAACCAGTCGCGTCCATGCGGGCGACCGCGAGAACTTTGAGAACCGAATATCGATGGGGCCTCACGCGGCCCCTGAGAAATGGCGTGATAGCGCAGCCGTCCACGCGAAAAGCGGAAGCGGAATGGGCGGCAAGAGCAATGCGCGCGTAGCTCAGTCGGATAGAGCGACGGTCTCCTAAACCGTAGGTCGGCGGTTCAAGCCCGCCCGCGCGCACCAATACCTATGAAAAGGAGAAACATGATTCGACTCATCATCGGCGCGGGCCTCGGCCTCATGGGCGGCATCGCAGCCGTCGCCATGAAGCGCGCCAACAAGAAGGCCGACGAGGAAGACAGGCTGCGGGTCAGCATCGACTTCCGACGCTATCCAGTTCCCGCAGCCATCATCCCCTTCGTCCTCGGCGGCGTCGTGATCGCCCTTGGCAGCTTCTACGCGCAGGACATCGGCGAGGCCGTGGTGCTGCGTAACTTCGGCGGCTCCATCGCCGGGCATACCTCCGAGGCGGGACTCCACCTCAAGGCACCTTGGCAGGACGCGATTGGCTGGGACATCCGCAACCGCCAGATCAACTTCTTCAAGGACTCCGAGTACGCCTACGACGGAGGCTCCTACGAGGGGGCCGAGGTGTCCATCAACGACGCCTCCGGCACCAAGGCCAACATCGACATCCAGGTCATCTACAGCCTCGACTCCGATAAGGTGGAGGACCTTTACGCCGAGTACGGCACCCAGGAGGCGTTCGTCACCAACTACGTCTCCAACGACCTGCGAGCCACGGCCCGCGAGGTTGCTGGCAAGTACGACACGCTGACCCTCCTCACCGACCGCGCCAAGTTCACCGACGCGGTGCAGGCCGCCCTCGCCGAGCAATGGAAGGGCAAGGGCGTCATCGTGGAGCAGGTGCAGGTGCAGGACATCCGTTACGCGAAGTCCATCACGAGCGCCTACGCGGACGCCCAGAGCGCGGAGGTGGCCAAGCAGAAGGCGCTGAACGCGCAGGAGACCGCGAAGGTCGAGGCCGAGACGAAGAAGATCGAGGCCCAGGGCGAGGCCGACGCCAACGCCATCATGACCCAGTCGCTCACGCCCGAGGTGCTCGAGCAGCGCTACATCGACGCGCTCAAGAGCATCGGCAAGAACGGCAATCTCGTCGTTGTGCCCGAGGGCTCGCAACCCATCGTCGGCAAGTAAACAAAAGTCCCCTCCGCCGGACCAACAGCAGAAGGGGACAGCCAATCAACCAGAAAGGCAGGTGCATTATACCCCAAGCGTATGTGGAGGTTTTGTGTCCGATTCTGAAATGAAACTCAACGGTGTTTCACAGGATGAAAAGCGCAGGTGGACGGACGCAGAGGTGCGCTACCTGTCGGCTCACAGGGCCGATGGCTCGCACCTCATCGCCCATGTCCTCAAGCGCACACCGCTGAGCGTGAGGGTGAAGGCGGCTCGACTGCACATATCCCTCGACCGCAAACCCATGAAGGTGTGCCCGATCTGCGGGACGTACTTCGTGCGCGACAACAAGGCGGGCCGCTACGGCATGTGCCAGGTCTGCTGGGAGAGACGCAAGGCCGACGCCATGCGCGAGAGGGCGGCGGAGAGAGCCGCCCAGAGGGACTACGACAACGCAAAGCATCGCAAGAACACCGGGGGCGCGTGATGGTCAAGGTCATGTGCCCCCGTTGCGGGAAGCTCCACCAGAAGGGCCAGAGGTGCCCGTGCTCGCCATCCAAATCGAATTGGCGGCGCAGCAAGGAGCAGGAGCGCAGTCGCAAGGCCGACAACCCGTGGAGGACGGGCTACTCCTCCAGGCAATACCAACAGGCGCGCCAGACCGTCCTGGAGGCTATGGACGGATGCTGCGCCGTGAGCGGAGTACGAATAGCGGACAAAGTCAATGGCCGTTGGGTTATGCGTGGAAACGGTGGCATACACCACGTGATTCCGCTGTCGCAGGGCGGCACAAATGACGTTGCAAATCTGATTCCGCTATCAACAGCAGTACACAACCACATAGAAGCAGAAAGGAGGCGCAGGGATGCAACTCGCAGCTAAGGACCCAACCGCCCAGCTCATAGACGAGCTCGACGAGGTTATCGCCAACTTCAAGAAGCGCATGGCCGAGCAGCCAATGCCCTGCGGCAGTCGCGCACTGGCGTTCGCAATGCAGGCGGGTCTCCCGCCGCGCATGACCTACAACGTCAGCGACACGGCAAAGTACCTCGGTGTCGATGTAAAGACCTTGCGCGAGGAACACAAGGCTGGGCGCCTGGCGTTCATCATCCCGGCTTGTCAGGAGCGCGGCGCGCGGATAAAGGTGGATGAGGTGGACCGATGGCTCGCAGAGAACTGATCGACCGCCTCGAGTTCTTCATCCCGACCAATCGCGTCGCAAAGAACGGGCGCAAGCAGGGGATGGACGGCCTCAACGAGATCGTCCGCCAGTCGCGCGGCAACGTCCATCTGGCGAACAAGCGCAAGCATGAGAACGAGCGCCACGTCGCCAAGTACGCCCTCGAGGCCATGAAGGAGGCGGGCTGGGTCGCGGACGAGCGCCTGTGCTTCGTCGAGCTGACCTTCATCGAACCCGACAAGCGTCGAGACGACGACAACGTTTTCGCGGGTGCCAAGTACATCCTCGACGCGCTGTGCCGCCCGCACCCGCGCGGTGGCCGAATCATCCACTCCAACGGCGTCGGCGCGTTCTTCGACGACGACCCGTTCCACATCGCGCTGCATTGCAAGCGCGGAGAGCCTGACAAGCAGAACCCCGGCGTAAAGGTCCGTATCACGAGGATGGTGGAAGATGGCAGTTAAGGGAGAGGGGTCGCTGTTCACGCTCGTGAGGACCCCCGATGGGGACCGCGAGGCATGGCTTGAGCAGCGCCGGAAGGGCGTCGGCGGGTCTGACGTGGCGGCGATCATGGGGCTTTCTCCGTACCGTGGCGCATACGAGGTCTGGGCAGAGAAGTCAGGCCTCATCGAAGCCCCCGACATATCGGACAAACCCGCAGTTATCTGGGGCAATATCCTAGAGCCCGTGGTCGGCGAGCATTACGCCGAGAACCACCCGGACCGAGAGGTGCGCAGGCTCAACGCCGTGTGCCAGTCCATCGAGCGGCCCTGGGCTCAGGCGTCGCTGGACTACGAGGTGAAGGACCCCGAGCTGGGCTGGGGCGTCCTCGAGATCAAGACGGCTGGCCAGCGCAGCGAGGACAAGTGGGACGACGGCGTTCCGCTGTTCTACCAGACGCAGGTCGCCCACTACCTGTCCGTGACGGGCCGCGCCTTCGCCGACGTGGCCGTACTCATCGGCGGGCAGGACTACCGCGAATACCGCCTCATGCGCGACGAGGACGACATTCGCGCCGTCGAGAGCTCCGTGGACGAGTTCTGGCAGCGCGTGCAGACGGGCGAGGAGCCTCCAGTTGACGGCTCTCCGGGCGAGGCCGAGGCCCTGCTCAAGCGCCACCAGACGAGCGACGGCGAGGTTTGGGTTTGCGACGACATGCCGCGCGAGGTCGCCGACTACATCTACTACAAGGAGACGGCGGACGCGGCCAAAGAAAGGCTCGAAAAGGCGGGCAACGCCCTCAAGCAGCTCATAGGCGACCGCAAGGGCGTCATGTGTCCCGATTACGTTGTGACATGGCCGCGAGGGACCAGCAAGACGTTCGACTCCAAGCGGTTCAAGGAGGACCACCTCGACCTGTACGAGCAGTACATGGCCGAAAGGCCGTCAAATTCAGGAATCAGAATCAAGGAAAGGAAGAAGTAAATGGGAGCAATCTCCAAGGCCAGCGGCGAACTCGCCAACGGCAAGAAGGACTCGTTCAAGGACTACATGCAGAAGCTTGCCCCGACGTTCCAGTCGGTCATGCCGAAGGGCTTCACCTCGGAGCGCCTGGTGCAGATGGCGATCAGCGCCCGCAACCAGACCCCGAAGCTCGCAGAGTGCGATATGAGCAGCTTCCTGAGCTGCTGCCTGCGCTGCGCGTCCCTGGGCCTCGAGCCTAGCGCCGTTGACGGCCTCGGCAACGCCTACATCCTGCCGTACAAGGACAAGAGCGGCAAGATGCTCGCCCAGTTCCAGCTCGGCAAGAACGGCATGTTGGAGCTGGTCAAGCGCAGCGGCCTGGTGTCCACCATCCGCACCCAGTGCGTCTACGAGGGCGACGACTTCGACTACTACGAGGACGAGGGCGGTCTGCACTTCCACTACCGCCCGAACCTTGAGGCTCCTCACGGAGAGGCCAACCTGAAGCTCGTCTACCTGTCCGCCCACATGAAGGACGGCGGAAGCGTGTTCCTCGCCATGAGCAAGAACGAGGTCGATGCGATCAAGGCCCGCTCGAAGGCCCAGAGCTTCGGCCCGTGGAAGACCGACTACGAGGCCATGGCCGAGAAGACTGTCATCCGCCGTGCGTTCAACCGTGGCTTGCTGCCCCGCTCGGTCGAGGTGGCCAAGGCCGTCAGCCAGGACGAGACCACGCCCGAGGTTTATACCGAGGACGGTCAGCGCATCTTCGGCTACGAGGACACGGCGGACGATGCCGAGGTCATCGAGGTCCCCGATAACGTGAACCCCGAGACGGGCGAGGTCGTCGATGCCTAGCGGCGTCGATTTCAGCGAGATACAGGCGATGGCCGACGAGTTCACCGGGGCCGTCGGCAAGGACAGGGAGGGGGCCAAGCGCCTCCTCCTCCTTTATGCGGGCGTAGATCGCCTCAAGGACCTCACCGAAGTGCAGGCGAGGGACGTAGAGGGCTACATGAGGTCCGTTATCAAGCTCCATAGAGAGAGGAACAAATGAGCATCAATCGTGTGAATATCAGCGGCAATCTCGGCACCGAGCCCGAGCTGCGCGCCACGTCGGGTGGCATGGCCGTTCTGAGTTTTCAGGTGGCTGTGAACGACCGTGTGAAGCAGCAGGACGGCACCTGGACCGACCGACCAAACTGGGTCTCCTGCACCATGTTCGGCACCCGTGCGGAGAAGCTGGCCCAGTATCTGCACAAGGGGTCCAAGGTCGCAATAGAGGGCAAGCTCCGATACTCCCAGTGGGAGAAGGACGGCCAGCGCCGCAGCAAGCTCGAGGTCATCGCCGAGGAGCTTGAGTTCATGTCCCGTCAGGACGGCGGGCAGCCCCAACAGCAGTATCAGCAGGCGGCACCGCAGTGTCAGGCGCCGTCTCAGACGCCCGACCTGTATCCCGAAGACATTCCGTTCTAGGGGGGCAAGTCGTGCCAGAGGTGAAGCGATGCGGGTAGTGCGGAAAGTTGCTGCCCATATCCGAGTTCCACAAGAAGAAGAACAGCAAGGACGGATACCAGGCCATGTGCCGCTCATGCAAGGCGGAATACGGAAAGGCCTGGTACGCCATGAACAAGCCCAAGCGAAAGAAGGTAGTGCATCATGCCTAATACGCCCCCGACCCAGACCGCCGAAGACCTCGCCAAGTTCCAGCGCAAGGCCATGGATGCCCGAATCCGCTACGCCGAGACAAAGCAGCAGCTCAAACACGGCGAACGCTCGCTCAAGTCTGTCCTGGACGACGATGGCTTGCAGCGCATGCGCGTCCGCGACGTCATCGCCGCCCTTCCCGGCATGGGCAAGAACAGCGCCGATAAGCTCATGGACAAGATCGGCATCGCCAAGAGCGCCCGCTCGCAGGTCTCGGTGCCCGCCAGTACAAGGCCCTCATCGACAAGTTCGGCGAGTAATGGAGGCCCGCACTTGCGAGCAGTACGTGCTCGGTGAGCTTGAGTACTACAAGAAGAAATGCGGGGAGCTTGCGGATGAGCTCGCGCTGGCGACAGGCCAGTGCGAGCTTTTTCAGGCCAACCTCGACGCCTTGTTAGAGAAAAGGGAGGCGACTGAGTGAAGGTCGGTCAGAAATGGTCGTCCGTGGAGGATGAGATCATTCGCCGCACATACGAGTCCGTCCCAACCAAGAAGATAGCCGTCGCGCTTGGCCGCTCTGTCGCCGGTGTGCGCAACAGGGCCTCGATGCTGGGCGTCAGGCGCGAGCGCCCGTGGACCGCAGATGACGACCGCGCCCTTACGCGCATGAGCGGCATTGTCACAGACGACGTGATAGCCGCTTCCCTGAAAAGGGCCAACGGCGCTGTCGTGGCCCGAAGGAGGCACTTGAAGGCCCTCGGAACTGCGATCAGGCCAGGGCTCAGGAGGGGTTCGCATGGGTGATTTCAACCTGCCCGACAACGTGACGGCGGAACAGGTGGACGCTGCCCACGGCGAGCCCGACCGCGACCGCGTTTGCATGTGGTGCCGCCATTGCCTGGAGGAGTGCTGCGACATGGGCATCTGCGACGTGAAGCTAAAGAGCGAGCCGCAGGACTTCGACTCGTGGCTGTGTGTCGTGGACTACATAGAGGACGCCCGCGTGGACATGCAGGTGGACTCCTGCGCGTACTGGAAGGAGTACTGATGGAGGCGACATGGCCGCTGACCCACAACCGAAGGCCTTGGACCGAGGTGCAGGATGACGTGCTGCGCGAGGCGTACGGCAAGGCCCCGGTCGAGCGTATCGCAAAGGTGCTGGGCCGCACCGTCTCGGCGACCGTGGTCCATGCGCGCGAGCTGGGGCTCACCAAGGGATGCCGCGTGTGGACAACCCAGGAGATAGACCGCCTCGCCGAGCTTCGGCAGCGCATGACGATGCGCGAGGCGTCGGAGCTGATGGGGCGCTCCGAATGGGCCTGCCAGCGCAAGGTGCTGGACATGCGCGCGCTGGGAGACGAGCGGTTCAAGAGGATTAGGAAAAGGAGAGGCGAATGATAAGGGAGTTCGACGAGCGGAACATGGCCAAGTCCCGCAAAGTGTGCGAGTCGATGGCCGAGGCGGCAAGCACGAGCAAGCAGGTGCCCTCCGAGCGCGAGCGCCAGATTCTCGACATGTGGCCGCGCTTCGAGGACGGCGAGCCTGTGATGATCGGTGATGGGGTTGATGGTCTTGGCGGTGAAATCATCGAGGTGTACATCGCCGAAAACGCAGCCGCCATTTGGAACAACTACGGCAATCATATGCACCTCAGCCTCGGGGAGCGCGTGAATCGCCCCGCGCCGAAGGTGCTGGACGCCGACGGCGTGGAGATCAAGGTGGGCGACACGGTGTACGAGCCCAACGGCCAGAGCGGGATCGTGACGGCTGTCCATCCGTCAACCAGATGCGTCGATTTGCGGCAGGACGGTTGCGATGCGTTCTGCATGGACGCGAATCGCCTCACCCATGCCTGTCCCGTGCTGGACGCCGACGGCGTTCCCATCCACGAGGGCGACACGGTGTGGATCATACCGGCGGTCACCGACACACCCGACGAGCCGCATGAGGTTAAGCACATCAACAGATGGGGGGAAGTACTGCTCGAGTTCCACTTCGAACGCTCGACCGGATTGAAGGGCGAATACCTCACTCACACCCGCCCCGACAGCTGGGAGCGGCTTGAGGAGGACACCGCGAAGAATTTCTGCGAGTACTTCGGCTTCTATGATAGGCCGTGCGATGAGGGCGAGGGATGCCCAGCCTATGAGCAGGGCAACTGCGCCGTGTACAAGGCCCACGACATCATCCGCCGTGCCAAGGCGCTTGCTGGAGTGGAGGTGGCCGAATGAGGTACGAGAACTTAGGGTTCATCGTTATGCGAACCGATTCAACCATATACGGCCCCGATGCAACCCCTGTGATGGTCGAGGTGACGGCGAGGTGCTGCGGATCGGAATTGACGTTCGACATGCCAGCCACACGCACCCCTCGCATCGGGGACGTTGTTACCGTGACCGTGGAGTGGGGTGAGGGCGAATGAGCGGCGGAGTCCTTTTCGACTACACATGGCCGAACCTCCAGGAGGCCGACGGAAAGTGGCATGACCACGAGCTGGACGAGCTGTACCACGACCTGTTCTGCGGCGGAGAGTTCTCCGTGTGCGGCTACGGCGGACTCGCCCAGAGCCTCGACTTCTGGCTGTCGGGCGACACTGGCGAGGAGCATTACCGCGACGCGGTGGCCCGATTCAAGGCTAAGTGGATGCACCGCACCCCTAGGAACCGCGTCGAGTTCTACGAGAAGAAGATTCAGGCCTACGCCGACAAGTGCAAGGTCGAGCTGGGGCTGAAAGAGTTCGAGGAGGAATGACATGGCGATGTTAGGAGTGGGCGATTACCGGTGCGAGGCATGTAAGAACTTCGACGCCGACGGCATCGACGGGAACAGCCCGTCTTGCATATTCGGCATCGGGGCGAAGCACGTGACCGACGAGTGCGGAATATTCGCTCTCGGAATCCCTTACGGATACGAGGCGACGCACGGGCGCAGGCTCGGGCGGGCGCTCAAAGTCACGGAAATGCTCCGTAAGCAGGGTGAGTCAATCGGCGAGGTGCGACAAGACTGCGACATAGCTGCGAAATCAACTGCGAAGCCCGACGCCGTTTCCCACCCCGCCCACTACTCATCGGGCGGCATCGAGGCCAAGGACGCGCTCAAGGCCGTGATGGACGGCAACGAGCTGTCCCCGATGGCCTTCTACTGGTGGGGCTGCGCGTTCAAGTACCTGTGGCGCTGGCCCCGCAAGAACGGTACCGAGGACCTGCGCAAATGCAGGCAATGCATCGACTTTCTGATTGAGGAGGTATCCGAATGACCCGAGTGAAACTGACCAGCGTCCGAACGTTCCCGAGCGCCGCGCCTACCAAGCCCCAGGCGCTCAAGGTGCTCGAGGAGGCCGCCGAGGTGGTGGAGGCGTTCAAGCAGCGAGACCCGCGCGACGTGACGCACATCGGCTACGCGACGGCGAATGTGCTGGACGAGATCGCCGACACCATCCAGGCGTCCTGCAACCTTGCCGCATCGCTCGGCGTGACCGACTTGACGCCGTACCTCGCGCGATGCGAGGAGAGGAACCGCAGTAGGGGGCGGTATGAGTAGGTTCATAGAAGTTCTCATGCGCATCATGGCCATCGTCAACTCGCTCGCCGCGTGCGTGATGCACTTAGGCGGCTACGAGCAGAGGGCGACCTACATGTTGGTCCTCGCCATGTTCAGCCTGCTGGTGGCGATGGACTTGGAGAGGTGGCGCTATGACGGATAGGCGCTGCGCCGACTGCATCCACCTCGCGCCATGGCCGGAACGCGTCAGGTTCATCCGCGAGTACGTCAAGGCCGTCCCCGAGGGCTACCCGCTGTGCGCCTGCATGCAGTGCCCGACCAAGGTCATGGCGGTCGCACCCGATGACGGCGGGGACTGCCGCCACTTCGAGCGCGGCAACAGGAAAAAACATTACAAGGAGGTATGACCATGGAGAAGCTCAAGCCCTGCCCGTTCTGCGGGCACTCTCGAAACCTCTCCATTGAGGATGCCGGGGGCATCGACCGCTACGTCAACGGCGAGCCGGACGGCTCCATCCCGACGTGGCACGTGTATTGCGGGCAGTGCGGCGCCACGGGGCCGGAAGTCCTGCTGAAGCGGGAGAACGCTGTCTCCTCGTGGAACCGGAGGGACGGTGAGTGCGATGAGTGACCTTGCGATGCGGAGCGCGGCGAGGGCGTACAAGGCCGATTTCCGCATATACCGAGAGAAGGCGTTCGATGAGATCAACCGCGCAAGCCTCCTGCTCGCGCGCGGGGACTACTGCGCGGTGGCGGACGCCCTGTACGAGGCCATCACGGATGTGCACAAGGCATTCCTGATGGGAGAGATCGGGCTGGCGTACGAGAAGTGCGCCGGGTGGCGCGAAGAGGACGGTGATTGCCATGCCGACTGACGATGAGACGTGCGAGGCCGAGCTGACCGACACCGTGAGGACGCGCGGGACCGTCAAGGTCTACGAGTGCTCCAAATGCGGCAAATCATGGGAGCAGGTGTGGGCGGACGATTTCACCTTCTGCCCCTATTGCGGAAGGAGAATCGAGCATGCCGACTAACGACGAGCGCCGCGAGGCGGCAGCAAGATTGCGCGATATGGCTCCGGGATCGGACTGGCCGAACTACGTTGCCGAGGCCTGCGGCATGGACGTATCGAAAATGAGCAACAACTTCCACACTTTCACGGAGCAACTTTGCCAGCGTATCGCCGACCTCATAGAGCCGGAGGAGCGGACGTGCCGTATCGAGCCGCTTTCACTGAATGAGTTTTTTGCAGGGGAAAAGTACATCCTGTCAAGGAGAGCTAGGGAGAGCGCGAAGGACGAACGCTTCGGCCTGCTCATCCGTGAGATTGAAAAGGACGCGCGTTTCATGTGCTCTAACTGCCACGTGCTGTTTGGAACGCATGAGGCAGCAAATGCGGATTACTACATTCTCGAAGACGGAACTTATGAAGTAGACGCCATTGCGCCGCTGATTAAGTTCTGCCCGAACTGCGGCGCGAGGGTGGTGGAGGAATGACAATCAACGAATATGCCCGCAGGAAGTGCGCCCGCCGCCTGCGCGCGATTGCCTCGCTGCCAGACCTCAACTGGCCCGCGCTCATGCGATGCTTGGGCGTCTCGACGCGTGGTGACGCCGTGCTCTTGCTGGCGGATATGGTGGATGCAGGGGTGCGGACGTGCCGCATGCGTGATACGAGATGGGATGACGGTCAATGCACGTGGGGCTGCATCTGCTCCGAGTGCGGCGCGAAGCGCGAGCACGAGAGCGGCAGGTGGTTCAACTTCTGCCCGAACTGCGGGGCGAGGGTGATCCACGATGCTTAACGATCAGGTCATACAAGACAACCACGCCCTCATAGAGCGCAACCGCGAGCTGGAGTGCGAGCTGGCGGTAATCAAGGCGAAGCTGGGGGCAGTCTCCAGCATCGCGGACAAGTACCACGACAAAGCATCGACCATCCTCGAGAGCTGGCGCGAGGACCCCATGGGAGGCACCGACCTCGGGCGCTTCCACGCCTTCGAGCAGATGGTCGGTGAGATAAGGGAGGTGCTCGGCTGATGGCCGACAACTACATGATCTCGAGGGCCGACCTGCTCCGTCTCGTGGCCCTCCTACAGCGCCGGAGCATCGGGGTGAAGTACGCGGGCAACCGCCTGCGCGTTACCGAGGCGAGCGCGGGGTCCTACGTCGTGACCGACTTCACGTTCCGTCCGGTGGGGAGGATCGTAGATGGCAGGTGACGTTAAGCTCCGGTACGTGAACCTCCCCATAACGTTTGACCAGTCGCTCGACGGCATCGCCTACGACTATGGAGACGAGGGGCTGGGGCGCGTGCTCCGGCTCGTGTGCGCCTGCGCCTCACAGCAGGCCAGTGAGCCGTTCTATATGCTCAACGTGACGGGTGAGCGCGGCTGGACGCTGCTGGCCCGCAGGCTCGGCTTCGACTCCATCAAGGAGTGCATGGCGTTCGTCTCCGACCTGAGGGCCGAGGGGCTTTGCGAGATCGTGAATGACGGGAAGCGCGAATACCTCGGGTGCTTCGTCGTGAACGATGGAGTCGAAGGGTACAAGCGGAGATGCGAGCGCGCCCAGAAGGCAGCGGAGGCGCGCTGGTCGAAGAGGGATGTGGGCGGGGAGGCCGATCAGGGCTGACCCGCCCTTTTTTCATGCCTCGTGGTCATGCTATTAGCAATGCGGCTAGCATATGCGTCTAGCAATGCGGCTAGCATATGCACGTAGCAATGCGGCTAGCATATGCACGTAGCA